GTCCTACCTTGTCTAATTTTGAAGAATAAGCTCCGGCTTTAGCAATTTTATCTATGGGTCTAAATAATGTTATGGTATCTGAAGCCATAACCAATTATTTAGACAAGAACATATGATGTTCCACTTGCCCTACAAGAAAGTCTTTTCTCAATTGACCTAGAGCATGTGTTCCTTCTTCGTTTTTAGAAGTAATAAAGTCCATATCTGCATCAGTAAGTTTTCTTTCGGTCCAGCCAAACACATCATCTCCGCTGACGAAAACCATACCTTTTATTCCAGCTTTATAAAACATAAATTAATTATAACAAATAACTCTTAATGTATTACCTAGAGTTGTTCTAGTAGGGTGTCCAGAATAAACTGTTCCTCTTACTTTTGCTCTCAATCCATAATAGCTTGTAATAGGAATTTCCATTTAAGTTAACATTTACATAATGGTTTTGAAGTCTTTTCTTTATATGAATGTTTGAGGTAATAATTATGGCAAAACTAATTTCAATAGTTCATTATCTATCAATTTAATCAAAATAGGATGTTAATGAGCGTCATGAGAAGATCCATCGTAACTATAAAAATTGTCATAACCATCTACCAAATCGATGTATTCACAACTTTCTGGTAGAATAGAATTTGTTCTATTTAATTTATCTGTCATGTGTTGTCCTAGTTATTAGTAATCAAAACCGGAAATAAATTCTGGCATGAATGTTTTTAGCCATTTGATGATTTATCTTGATAAATACGATCCTAGAACTTTCAAATGATCAGGAGGATTGAAAATGAGTCTTGGCCTGACTCCGTCATCTTTTTGATTTCCTAAATGTACTTCATTGGTCTTTGAAAATATTTCAAAAGTCATTGTACTTTTCAATCCGTGTTGAGTGTAATCTTTTATTACATTCAAGTAAGCCGTTTTTTTCGATGCAGCAGTGTTTTCTATGAACTAAGAAATCGTTTCAGCTTGGATTTCATATAATTTACTCTTCATTACTGGCAACATTCTAGTTTTAAACCAGTTTTGGAATTCATAAAACACTGGGAGCGAAGGCTTCAATTAAGCTCCGAATTATCTAAGTTTTAATGCGGCATCTACATTAATTGGACATTTTCCAAAATGTGTCACTATTTCTTAACCAAATAAATCTACATATTAATCTTCACAAGTACATGTAACGTCACCTTCTTCGAATACTTATATATAAGAATTAGGCTTTGGTAACAATCCTCTTTTATTGATTGTCTCGTCATAATGTTCAGATTTAATTTTT